TGCATAACGTTGTTACGCAGAATCCCCGCGAACTGGCGAAACTGGTCGGTGAAATGGTCAGGGCAGAAATGGAACGGCGCGCCCGTGCTGGGCGTGGCAGTTTTTACGATAAAGATTGAGGAGTCATGGCCATGATGATGATCTACGGCATGTTTGTTTTTGAGCTGCGCACGCTGCCGCATCAGCAGTTACAGCAAAACAAAAGCTGGCGGCATGTGAAAAATGAACGCGTTAACCGTTCAGCAAGCTGGCAGTATATCGGTGCAGGTGATGATCGCATCGTTCTTTCTGGTGTGCTTTATCCTGAAATTACAGGTGGCGAAGTGTCGCTGTCGCTGCTGACCACGCAGGCGTATACAGGACGACCCTGGCCTTTGATTGATGGCGTCGGGCAGATTTACGGCATGTATGTCCTGACCGGAACGAATACGACCCGTTCCGAGTTTGATCGCTACGGTAAGGCGAAAAAGATAGAATTTTCACTGACCCTTGAACGCTGTGATGAGGATTTGCGGGAGCGCCTGCAATCCTCATCGTTCAGTGATATGCTGTCCGGCTTCAAAGATAAGGTCACATCATCCCTTAACAGCGCGGCCAGCTCCGTTAAAGGGCTGTTTTGATTAACGCAAAACCGCTAATGGTCAGATTAGCGGTTTTCATTTTCCTGAGTCTGCCTGGTTGTTTCTTCAGCCTGTATATCGCCTACAGGGTGATAACGATAAATTGTCGATATGCCGATGTCGTAAATGATCGCCAGTTGTTTCCTGTCATGACCGTTTTTGATCAGCCTAGCTATTTGCTCATGCTGTTCTTTTGTCAGCTTCGGGCGACGTCCGCCTGTGCGCCCCCGTGCGCGCGCTGCCGCCAGTCCGGCCAGTGTACGTTCAACAATTAATTCACGTTCCATTTCAGCCAGGGCACCCATAACGTGGAAGAAAAAACGCCCCATTGGAGAAGATGTATCTATGCTGTCGGTCAGACTGCGAAAATTAATCCCTCGCTCCCGTAGTTCCCCGACGAGAGAAATCAGATGTTTCATGCTTCGCCCGAGGCGATCCAGTTTCCAGACAACCAGCGTGTCACCTTTTTGAAGCCGCTTTAAAGCGCGTTTTAATCCCGGTCGGTCTGTCTTTGTCCCGCTTAATTTATCTTCAAATATTTGTTCACATCCTGCACAAACAAGAGCGTTTCGTTGCAGGTCTGTATTCTGGTCATTTGTTGATACCCTTACATAACCAATCAGCACACTGAATCTCCCGTCCAAAAGCGCAAATCATGCCATGCAGGCCGGAAACGGCCATTATCTAAAACCTCGGTTTACAGGAAACGGTAAATCAGGCTTCTGGCGCATTACAGAAAAACCAGAACGGCGCAGATATTCCGGGGAAAGATACCTTCACCAAAAATATTGGTGCCTGCCGCGCATATAGCTCATGGCTGAATATTGGTGGCGATAGTCAGGTCTGGACAACCGCGCAATTTATTTCGTGGCTGGAGAGTCAGGGAGCATTTAACCATCCTTACTGGATGTGCAAAGGCTCATGGGCTTATGCAAATAATAAGGTCATTACAGATACAGGTTGCGGAAATATTTGTCTTGCAGGTGCTGTGGTAGAAGTTATTGGCACTCGCGGCGCAATGACCATACGCGTTACCACGCCGAGCACGTCCAGCGGTGGCGGAATTACTAACGCTCAATTCACTTATATTAATCATGGTGATGCTTATGCTCCTGGCTGGCGACGAGACTACAACACGAAAAATCAACAACCTGCATTTGCTTTAGGGCAAACAGGAAGCACTGTCGGAAATGATAAAGCTGTTGGCTGGAACTGGAATAGCGGGGTCTATAACGCAGACATTGGTGGCGCATCGACATTAATCCTCCACTTCAATATGAATACGGGGAGCTGCCCTGCTGTACAGTTCCGCGTGAATTACAGGAACGGCGGTATTTTTTATCGTTCAGCGCGTGATGGTTATGGATTTGAGGCTGACTGGTCAGAGTTTTACACCACGACCCGCAAACCCTCTGCGGGAGATGTTGGTGCATACACGCAGGCAGAATGTAACTCAAGGTTTATTACAGGTATTCGCCTTGGCGGTCTGTCATCTGTTCAGACATGGAATGGCCCCGGCTGGTCTGACAGGTCAGGTTATGTCGTTACGGGTTCAGTTAACGGAAACCGTGATGAATTAATTGATACAACTCAGGCAAGGCCAATTCAGTATTGCATTAATGGAACGTGGTATAACGCGGGGAGTATTTAATTATGATGCACTTAAAAAATATTACTGCTGGCAACCCTAAAACAAAAGAGCAATACCAGCTAACGAAACAATTTAACATCAAATGGCTTTATACAGAGGATGGGAAAAACTGGTATGAGGAACAAAAGAACTTTCAGCCTGATACGTTGAAAATGGTCTATGACCACAACGACGTTATTATTTGTATTGAAAAGGATGTTTCAGCAATTAATCCAGAAGGCGCAAGCGTCGTTGAGGTTCCAGATATTACAGCAAATCGCCGGGCTGATATTTCGGGTAAATGGATGTTCAAAGATGGCGTAGTGATAAAGCGAACTTATACCGAGGAGGAACAGAGGCAGCAGGCAGAGAATGAAAAGCAAAGCCTGTTGCAACTTGTCAGGGATAAAACCCAGCTATGGGACTCACAGCTACGGCTGGGCATCATTTCCGACGAGAATAAACAAAAATTAACCGAGTGGATGCTCTATGCGCAGAAAGTCGAATCCACAGACACCTCCAGCCTGCCAGTAACATTTCCCGAACAACCTGAATGAGACAAGGCCCGATAGCGGGCCTTAATTTTTATTCAGGCTTTTGTGGCCATTCAGGATTTGCCGTATCCACACGGCTGACCAGAACACTGTAGCGTTCCCATGCTTCCAGTCGTGTGCGTTCCTCATCCGTTGCCATATTCAGCCTGACAGCGCGTTCCAGTGGCTGAATAACGCTTTCTGCTTCGGAAAGTAACGCGGCCTTTTGTGATTCGGCCTGTTGTTGCTGTTCATCTGCCGTATAAATCCGTTTAACCACAGCTCCGTCCTTAAACATCCACTTACCGGAATCATCGGCCCGACGATTGGCTGTTATATCGGGGACTTCAACAACGCTAAAGCCTTCAGGATTAAGTGTGGAGGCATCTTTAGTGATGGCTACAATAATATTATTTTCATCGTAAACAATCTTTATTGTGTCTGGCTGAAAATTCTTTACCTCTTCATACCAGTTCTTCCCGTCTTCAGAGTAAAGCCAGATAACTCCGTGCTTCTTTGTTAACTCATACTGCTCCGGTGTTTTAGCATTACCAATTTTTATGTTCTTTAAGTGGATCATATTAAACGCTCGCTACATTATACCATGTGCCATTTATATACTTTTGAACGGGTCTGTAATAAACACCAGCTATATTATCGGCAGAATTGGACCCTGTATCCTGAACATTTATACCAGACAATACATGACCTGAAGGGCACTGGAAGTTCCATGTTTGCCAGTTGTTCACACCATAATATTGCTGTGAGCCAAGCCGAACATCTTTCACATATCGGGAATCAATGTTATCCCAGTTGCTTGGTTGTATCTGACCGTTTACAGCAAATATCACCGAGTTATCTGTATTTCGCTGACTATAGAAATGCCAGCCTGAATCATCACCAAGCTCTGCAACAGTTGGTCTTGACGAATTTCCCCACAAGTTAAATGATGCATTACGGGCAGCGGTATTTGCACTTGAAAGTGTGAAGAACTTACTTTCCCCAGCCTGAATACCCTTTAATGATCTTGCTGAACCATTTATAAAGCGGAATACATGCACACCATTAGCATAAGCATCCAGCACCCCATCACCATTTTGTTTAAACCCGGTATCGTTATCTCCTAAAACTATTGAATTTCCACCCAGGGCATTAGCCGTTCCAATCCCCAGATTTCCGCTAAAAATGGCATTAATACCGAATATTGAGTGAGAACAATAAAACCCTCGCCCATTGTTAAAATCCAGAATGGCTTGTGCGTTCGTGCTTTCTGTCGCGGGATTAGTTGCTCCCCACTTATATGTTGTTTGACCGACGGTATAATCCTGAGTTGGAACAATAACCGTTAGCCCTTCTTCAGCAGAAACCCGCACAGGAAAAGCCCTGCCTTCAACGTAAAAAACGCTGCATACATCATCTTCTTTAAGGCTTGTTACAATGGAATGGATTGCGCGCTCATTAGTCTGATATGTCGAAAAATAACCTGCCGCATATGAACCACGATCAGTCCAGCCACCAGGCATTACCATTCCATTGAATTCGCAGTTATTCATTTCGTAATTACCATCGGCAGATGTGGTCGTTATAATCACTCTGGAAGCCAGCTCGCCAGTGCTGCCTGTGGAACGCCGGAAAATAACTGGATACCACTTTCCACCAACTGCATTAGACGGCGCATTAAATGCGTACTGCTGCATTCCTTTTTTCTTATCCACCTCGCCTTTGCTGTAAACATTAATGTTACTCAGGAAGCGATCCTTATCAGGAATATCTGCGCCGTTCTGGTTTTTCTGTAATGCGCCAGAAGCCTGATTTACCGTTTCCTGTAAACCGAGGTATTCGATAACGGCGGCAACGGTCGATTTCGCAAGAATATCCCGCCCTACTTTTGTCAGAGTTGCCAGGCTGGCGACATCATTCCCCGTAAAATACGGAAACCTGTCTGCCGCAGTAGCAAGCCCGGCCAGCGCCGTCAGGGTGGCATCTTTCGGTTGCTTACCCGCAAGCGCGTTAGTCATGGTGGTCGCAAAATTCGGGTCGTTGCCCAGCGCCGCCGCCAGCTCGTTCAGCGTGTTCAGTGCGTCAGGTGAAGAGTCTACAAGTGCGGCAATCGCGGCCATAACGAAAGCCGTGCTTGCGATTTGGGTATTATTCGTTCCCTGTTGTGCAGTTGGTGTTGTTGGCGTTCCGGTCAGTGCCGGGCTGTTTAATGGGGCTTTCTTGTTCGTTTCATCCATTACCGCCTTAACCGCTTTTGGTGTCGCTGCCAGCGTTTCAGACGTGCTGTTGGTTGCACTGCTGAGCTGGACTATCCCTTTTCGTGCCGTCGTGGCGTCCTGAGCGGTATATTTTCCGTTAGCCAGGTCATACGCGGCCTTAACCGCTTTCGGCGTTGCGGCCAGCGTTTCAGAATCGCTGTTAGTGGCGCTACTGAGTTGAACAAAGCCTTTTGCGGTCAGCGAGGCATCCGGGTGACGTCGTGACTGTTCATGCTCTTTCAGTTTGTCATCCACGTAATCCACTGTGGCCATCACCATGGTGTTATCCACGGTAAGCGCCACGCTGGCAGTGCTGGATACGGTTAGAATGGTGCGAAATGTTTGTGCACGTCCGGACCCCTCGGCAACGGTTGGCTTGTAACTTTCGGCAGTATTGCCCACCGCGATTAAATCGCCGTGCTCATCAAATACACCAATTTCCCGGATCCAGAATCCGCCCGCTTCAGGAGGAATAACCAGCTCCGCAATAATGCGGTTCTGATGTGTTGCGTCCAGGATGACGCGATTAACAGTGTGTCGCCACACCTCATGCACCAGACGGGTCTGCTTACTGTCTGGTGTGGGCAACGTGCCGCCACCGTCGCCCACGGCCATATGAGTCAGGCGGACAGGCTTACCATCTGGCGCGGCTGCCTGAGCTAATTTTTTTGCACCCGTATCGGTGATAACGGTTTTAAATTTTCGTGTTGTGGTACTCATGCTTAATCGTCCGGATAAATGGTAATAACTTCACCGTCATAAGTTGCCGCCGCTGCGAAAATATCCCCCGGAATTTCCTGAATGATATTCAGCCCTGTCATGTGGCGGCTGACCGGACGGGCATCAGCAATCAACCGCTCCATTTCCAGATACATTTCCTCCGTCACGCCACTGTCCAGTGTGCCGACTTCAACGGTAAATGTTCCCGGTTCTCCGCCGAACTCCCACCATTCAGACACGCGAATGAGGTATCCCAGCGGCTCAATGGCCCTGCGCAGTGCGCTGATGGTCCCTTTGTGTCGGTGTATCAGCCATGCATCACGAATAACCTGTCGCTTTGTCTCTTCCGGCCAGTTGCGATCCCAGCGGTCAACGGAAAATGCCCAGGCGAGATAGGGCAGCAGATGCACCGGGCAGGTATCCGGCGACCACAGTGTGTTGAGGTCTACCGGAATGTCTGTAATGCGTGTTCCGACGGCTTCGGCACAACGCATGAAATTGCTGGCTGATGGTGGTAACAACGAATTACTCATTGCGCCCACCTTCGCTGATGGTGAATGACTCACAGCGCGCCGCCTGTATGTCGCTGATGGCCATATTCTGTGTGGGGTTCGATTATCTCCACGCGTTGCACACCGTGCACATGCAGTGCGGCAGCAATGGCGGACAACGCCACGTCCTGACCGATAAGCCCCAGCTCAGCCAGCCACTTCCTGAACGACGATTCCGCCGCAGCCAGAATAGGTTCGGATTCCGGGCCGGGGTAAAAGTACAGTTTTGCATTCAGCCGCCATGTCACGATTCTGGCGCTCTGTACGGTCAGGCGGTCGGCCACCGGGCGGGTATCCTCTGCATTCAGAACGGCGCGAACGGTATTAAGCAACGCCTCCGTTGCTGTGCCGTCGCCTTCAGTGGACAGAATGGAAACCGTCACATTTGCCGGAGACGGGCTGATAGCCCGCGCATCACGCACCAGACCGCAGGCGCTGCGGGCAAAATACTCGTATGCACCTGACGGGCCAGCAACACTCAGGCCGTCGTACGCCCGCTGCGCCCGCAGTCTCAGCGAGGTGTCGCTCTCCATCACCGCGTCGGTGGTATCCGTTGCCGGAGTGATGGTCAGGCGCTTTGTGTTCATATTGCCCGCGAGGTTGTCCAGGTCTGTCCCGGCGCTGTGGCTTAACATGCAGGCGCGTGCCCCCTCATTGACCCGCTGGCGTAACAGCATTTCACGAAACGCTGTTGTCTGGGCGATAACGTTCAGGGGTTCCGATTCCAGCTCCAGCGCGGCGGAAACGGCTTCACGCTGTTCGGCGGGATAAGCCGCAATCATCATGGCCTTTGTATCAGCCAGAATTGCCTCAAAATCAGGCTCCGCGATGATGGCGGGTTCCGGTAACTGGGAAAGGTCAACGGCAGGCATGATTACTCCCTCAGCGTGATGGTTAATTCAACATTCTGCATGGTCTGCATGACAGTGCCCGACAACGTCACCCCGGCGCGGCCTCCCGCTTTCCAGACAACGTCGATGGCATCCAGGGCAATGCGGGGTTCCCATCGTGTCAGCGCAATCACGGCAGCACTCATGCATTGCAGACGCGTGGTGTTATTCATGGGTTCGTCAATCAAATCAGGCACAAGGCTGCCATATTCCCGTCGCATAACCCGGCTTGCCAGCGGGGTGGTCAGGATGTCCCTGACTGACTGTTTCAGGTGCTCCATATCGTTCAGGTTTCCCGTCCCGTCCGGATTCATTCCTGTGTAGCGGGTTGTCACTGCGGGCCTCCTGTCGAATCGCTGCCGCCTTTCACGCCACCGTGTGTATGCGTATGCACGGTAATGCCGTTTGAGGTGAAGCTGCCGCCGCTGTGCGTGATATTGCCGCTCATCTTTCCTCCTTTTGTGACGTCAAGCGTCGCTGTTCTCAGAAGGTTTGTGCATTCCACGACGGGCGTATCCAGTGTCACGCTGACGGATGCCTGCAGGGTGGCTGTTTTCATGCCGCTGGCGCTCAGTGCGCCAGCGTCTGCGTCGTAGCGGAACACCGCGCCATCCGGCGCGCTGACCACGATTTCTTTCAGGCTTTTGCCGGGTGCCGGACTGGCATCACTCCACAGACTGCCAATTATCATGGCGGTTTCCGGATTGCCGCCGATGCAGGCAATTACCACCTGTTCGCCGGGTGATGGCGGAAGCCACACGTTGAAGGCTCCCGCGCGTGTGGTGTTCCAGCGCAGCCAGCCTGTTTCCAGTTCGCCGCTGCGAACGCGCACGCACCAGGATTCCTCGTCAACTTCAGAGATGATCCCGGTGCGGATGATGTTGCTCAGCAGTCGCATGAGTTCTGCGCTCACCGTACAGCCTCCGCAATCCGGCCCAGCACCGTGTTATAAATCAGGCGTTCATCTGCCTGACTGATACCCAGCAGCTCACGTACCGGGTAATCGGTGAAAATGCCCGGCGCAACCTGATCGCGCTCGCCGAACTGATGAACGCGTGCAATACGTGCGGCCACGCCGCTGTAACCCACCGTCACACCGGAGGCATCCGCGCGGGCTTTCAGGTAACGGGTGGTGCGCAGTTTTACGAACATGGGGACGCGCTTTGTGCTGTCCTGGTTGATGCGCCGGGTGCGTATTTCCAGAAAACGGTCGATGTCATCCCGGTAAAACGTGCGGATATTGTTTTTATCCTCATCCCACCCGGTAATGGTTCGCCCGTATTTCCCCGTGTCGTGACGCCAGTTTTTCAGCGTGCGTGCTTCGTTATTCCAGATAAAGCGAATGCGTTCCTGTATCCGGGTTACGCGGCGTCTGCGTGGTGTCCACGCGGTCCCGTCCGGCGCTTTCTGTGACCGGATACGCGCCTGCTGGGCGCGGCGTAAATCCTGTGCCAGCTTTCTGGCGATGTTATTGATGGCCTGCTGATTCAGGCTGTCGCGGATGGCCTCAAAGGTTTCATCCACGCGGGTGAATGCCTTATCCATCGCTTTCACCCCACGTCACATCCTGGAATACATGCGACCAGTCGCCTTCGGAAGATGGCAGGCGGGGTTTTGGCTCCGGCAGGTGTTCTGCCTGCGGTGTGCCCTGACTGCTGCGCGTGATGCGAACGCGTTCCCGCAGGGGGAGCGTAAACAGGAGATCGGCGCTGTCATCGTCATTGATAACGGCGGAGAATTTGATGTCCTGATTACGCTCAGGGTTGAGCAACAACTGTGGCTGATTTTCGGATAACCACGCCAGCAGCGGCAGCGTGAGGTCGTCCAGCTCCCCGGCGTAATCCATGACAAACATCACCATCTGATAGCGGTAAGCAAACGATGGGGTTTCTCCGGTCGCTTCAATGTTGCCGCTCTCCACGAAAATGGTGAATTTTTCCGGGTTAGCCTGACACCATCGGCATGAACGGGTCATGGCTTCACGCAGGGGAATCAGTTTTCAGCATGGTTGTTATCCTCGTTGTTCAGTCGTTGCAGCCTGCGCTGTTCCAGTAATTCAATGGCCCGTTTATCCGCGTTACAGGTTTCCAGTGCATCCAGAAGGCGGTCGCCCCATATACCGAGATTTCCCCATGTGGGAGTGTCAGGGAAGGGGGGAGGCGTTACCGGTATGGTCAGCGTCTGCGGTATAAGCCGGACTGACGGCGCTGGCAGTGGCGCGTTCTGCGTGCCTGCGCAGCCTGTCAGTAAAACGAGCGTCAGGCAAAGCGTGGGCGCATTCATCTTTTGCAATATCGTTGCGTAGCTGTTCACGTCTTACCTCTCCGTCCTGATTGCGTTGCTGATTTTCCACGCGGAGTTGCGCCAGCACCTGCTGCATATCCTGTACCCCGGCGCTGATGATATTCAGGGTGTCGGCGGTACTTTTCAGGGTGCTGGCCTGCGCTTCGTTTCTGGCGTTCTCCCGGCCCAGCGACCACGACAGACGCATGGATGTTCCCCATCCGGCAGTCAGAAGGAAAGCGACGCCAAGCGTGGGCCAGAGCTTCATGCCGGATAGGCTCCGTGTGGTAACTGAAAATGCGGTCCGTCTTTCAGAGTCTTCCAGTCGCCGCCCCATTCCACCGGAATATTCAGTTCCCGGCTGGCCTGTCTGAATGCTGCTGCGATTTTTTCGTACAGCGGCCATTCCCATGACACCTGGCTGCCGATATAAGCCACAACATCCACGGCATGCCCCGTAAGGTGGCGGCTGTTCATGGTCTGGCTCTTACCCGTGGCCACCAGTTGCTTCTGGCGGTAACGGCTGCGCAACCCTTCGGTGATACCAAAATCCACTTCCGAGATTTCCAGTGCCCGTCGGGTCACTTTCACCAGATCAGGATTTACGCCCTGCAAATTCTTTTCGCTCCGGCTGCTGAATTTAAATGTGTTGCTCATTCGTCCTTCTCCTTCACCCTGCGATTAAAGGCCGCAATAACCTTGTCGCGTGCTTTCTCTGCACCCATAAAACCGATTGATGCGCCGATAAACGTCACGGCATCTTCAGGAAACCCGAAGAAGCGCAACGACCCGGCCACGGCCATGGCAAGAACGCCGCACGCCAGCGATCCCGTTACGGTCTGAACCAGTGTTCGTCCGTCATAAAGACTCATCAGCGCGGAAATGCTGACCGCCGCGCCTACTGCATACACCGTTGGCAGGTGGTCAAAGAGCCACGCAATAACCTGCTCTGTGATCCCTGTTTGAATGGTGCTCACTGCTACTCCCCCCACAACTGAATCATTTCTCGTTTCTTCTTCTCCGGCTCCGGCATCTCAACTTCCTGCCCGGCGTCCAGAAATACCTGCTGACAGAGTCCGGGGTTGGCATCCAGCACCTTTTCGGTGACGCCCTGCGTCGTGCCGTAGTGCCGGAAACAGAGCGAATCCACGGTGTCGCCTTCCAGTGCCTTCACTTTCATCAGCACAACTCCGCAAAGATTCGCGGGCGGCACAGAATGTCAGAGATGGCCCAGCTCACATCACGCCACAAATCCGATGTCTGTATATCCAGAGCGTCCGCCCGGCGGTCGCCCTTGTCCGTAGTGTCTGCATCACGATAACGCTCCAGAATCAGGGCGCGCGTGGCGGTATAAACAGCATTGCGCCAGTGCCAGAGATTGACGCTTTCTCCGTTAATTACGGGTGCCGGAACATCGGCCAGCGTCTGATGGCCAGCTGCCTGCTGTTCCTGCTGCCATGCTTCCAGCTCGCGGGTAACGTGTGCCACAGCCCCGGTGGCAGTATGCAGCAGGCGGGAGGTGGTCACGCGCCCCGGCAGTCGTACCGCCAGACGCAGCTCGCGCAGCACAATATCCGGCCAGAATCG